ACTGATGTTGATCGACTCGCTTCTGCAATCGAAAAACTCACCCTACAATTAGGGACGGCGACAACCCCGGCGCAGGATCTCGGAATGGCGCTTTCGGTAGGTGGTCCGATGCTCATAGGCATTGCGCAACTCCTCACGAAACTCCCGGAACTGGGCGCGGCGTGGCTATCGATCAAAGGGGTGTTTGTTACCGTGGGAACGTATATTTCAGGATCATTCTTTGCGGCAATCGCGGTAGGTGTCGGTCTTGGACTTGCAAGCGTGTGGGTTATCCTGGAAACGGGATTCTTGGATTATATGAGCAAACTGGGTGCGTTGTTCGGTGCGCTTGCTCCTCAATGGGCCCGGGATGTCCTGCTCATTATCACGTCTCCACTAGTATCTCTTGGAGCCGGTATCATTGCGATTGTTTCTGGCAACTTCGACCAGATCGGGACAAACATGGTGAAACCGTTCCAGTGGGCAGCAGATGCGATTGGGAGGCTTATGGATGGGCTCGCTGAAGCAATCAAATCCCCCCTTAATGTACTTATCGATGGATTGAACGCGATTATCCAAGGGATAAATACCGTCTCATCGGTTGGCGGTCTTCTCGGTGATACGTTTGATCTCCCGACAATCCCGCACCTTGCAAACGGTGGCATCGTTACGCAACCCACCGTTGCCCTCATCGGTGAGGCAGGGCCGGAAGCCGTGGTCCCATTGTCCGGATCCGGTGCTGGATCAATGGGTGCCGATATCCATGATAACACGTTTATAATCAGGGAAGAGGCCGATATCGGGAAAGTGGCAAAGCAACTCTATACCCTCATCGAGCAGGGCAAACTTAACAGAGGTATTTCAGGATGACGGACAACGGAGGATTCACGCTGAATGGAGCGACTGCAACGAGTCTCGGGATCACTCTACTCTACGGGCCCGGGCAGCCGATGCTCCCAGATTCACGGGATCGGACGGAAGAGATCCCTGGGAAGCCAGGGCAGTACTGGTTTGATTCCGATCTTGGAGTGCGGACGTTCAGCCTTCCCTGCCAGTTCCAAGGCGCGAAAGCTGATGCGGCGGCCCTGGATGTGCTCGTGAAGGCGCTCGCGCGAGTGTTCGTGGACGTGAACGGAAAACCCCGACAGGTATCCCTTGTGCTGGACGATTCCCCCACGATCACTTATCTGGTGCGATCCGGAGGCATCTCAATCAATCGTGAATGGGTGCATCCTACAGACTTCACCCTCACGCTCGTAGCCGATGATCCGTTTGGCTATGAAGCTGAGGAAGTCACCACCGGCACGATCACCACATCACCGGGAACCCTGGCAATTACCGGCACCAGTAGCAAATCAAGCCCGGCAAAGATCTGCATCAAGAACAACGGAGCATCGACAATTACCGGATTTACGATCACAATAGGGGGATGGACCGTATGAGGATGGACCGGGACCCCATTGACCGATCACCTATCGATAGGGACTTTGGCATCACGCCAACCCCGGCACATTATCACCCGCCGGTATCGTTCGATTTCGACGGGTCACTGCTCGCCGGGAAAACCGTTTGCATCGATGGAAAATTATTTTCCGTGCTCAACGATGGCGTCAATGCAATTGCGGATTTCGATGGCGATTTTCCAGTGAACGGAATTAATCCGGCAGTGATCTATTCCGATGGAGAGACCGCCCGCACGGTCGAGATCACCGTGACCAATCCCGGCCCGCCAAGCACGACCGCCACGGCTCCCACTCTCACGCTCACGTATGCGGGGGCACTGGCAGTGGGCGAAACTCTGTGCATCGATGCGAACGATCTTACAGTACTGAAAAATGGCGTATCGGACCTTGCCAATTTCACGGGCGATTTCCCCGCAATAGGTCCGGAAACGAATACGATCACGTATACTGATTCGGCAGGATCGCGAACGATGGTGATCACAGTGACGAGGAAAGAAAGGAGCGTTTGAACTATGGTATATGCAGCACTTCCAGACATCCAGAAAAATAGTATTTCGACGTTGACCACATCAGATATGACTGAGGGATCCCTGTCAGTAGAGGTTGATGAACAGGCAGTGTTCTACAAGGGCGGCGTTTTGCTTACCGCCGGTATCGAGTTTGGCCCGGATAATGCAGTTGAATTTCGGACGGAAGAGTGTGTCATCACCAGTACTGATGGTACCAGCGGACCCGGTACCGTAAATATTGCCACTCGTGCGGTTGGTGCTGACGGGACGAACGGTGCGGCCTATGCATGGCCGGCCGGCACCCGGATCCGTTCATCGTTCTCATCCGCGATCTATGCGTCGATATGTGGTAATTTCAATTCCCTGAGAACCGCCGCCACAACCAGTATCTACGTTGATAAAGCAGCAACAGGAACGGGTAATGGTACAAGTTGGACGAATGCATTTACCACAATCCAAGCAGCGATAAACTCGCTTCCGACAGTTCTTGAAAACGATGTGACGATCTATATCCGAAAAGGCACGACTGCATATTCCGAAACACTTACTATTCAGCAAATTACTGGTAAAGGTTCTCTGAATATCCGGGGAGAATATTACTGGAACGGGCAATGTGCAACTGCATCGGATGGGGCAAGCACAACCAAATTCAATACGGATGCGCACGCGGATGGTGCAAATATTGCGGTTGGTGATCGCGTATTGGTTACTTCGGGATATGGCGGTGCGGGAGAGCATAATTATTACGTCCTCTCGACTGTTAAAGCAGTTACCGATGAGGGATCTAACATTTATCGAATTGAACTAAACGATGCACTGGATTCTGGTAATCTTGGAACTGGATGTTATTATACAATTGTAAAAACAGAACTCGCAAGTGCAATAACAGTTACCAATACAGCCCTGATTAGATTATATGGAATATACGACAGCGTGGCGACCCCATTGACATTGAACCGATCGAGTGTTTCAGAGATGTCGTGCTTGATTCTAATTGGCAGTTCGTTTTGCGTCACATCTATATTATCATTGATAAACAACATCAGAAATAGTTACATCGCAACTTCGTCCACGAATAGATCCGCACTGGCAATATCTAACGGGAGTGGTTGCAGCATTGGCGTTTCTGCTTCGATCGCACAAAGCGCAGCGTACACGTGCGTATTGTATTCAGCAACCACAAATAATTCATACGCCGCCATACAGATTAGCACGGGAGCGACGTGTTCATGTTACGGCGCAATATTGAAAGGGGTATCTACAACCGGGACAGGGATTCTGGCACTACGGTTGGGATTTTGTGAAGTTGCCAACACTTGTATTGTATACAATACCGGAACTGGATTACGATCGACGTACAACGGTGCCATACAGGTAGGGATTGGAAATAATAACAATGCGACTACTCCGAAGACACCGGCATCTGCTACAGATGCGGCATATATTACGTGAGGCGAACCAAAATTATGATAGTCTTTTACGACAAGAAAACCGGAACCTGCATGCTCACAATTGACTGTGAACTGCCAGATATTACCGTTGAGAATAGCCGGGCGTACTATAGGGGAGAAGCGATCAATAACAATATGATCATTTCTGCGTGTACAGAAGTGCCCGAACAGAGTATCTATACGGAGTCAATCGGTGAAGAAGGATTCCCGATTAGAACCCCGAAACTCTTTTCTGAACTCACACAGGGAACCGTTGCACCATCAGACAAAACCCGGATTGCTGCACTTGAAGATGCGATGCTTGCATTATCGGGGGTCTAAATATGGCATCAGCAATGTTCCCATTTTTTGAAAGTATGAGAAAACAGGGCCGGCTGACCGATGCGCAGATCGAGAACGCCGTGACGAAAGGGTATATCACGAGCGAAGAGGCAACGGCACTGAAGGCGATCGCATGACGGAATCGCGCATGATCATGATCGCAATCGGTGCGGCACTGGTGATCGCCGCCGTGCTGATCTGGATCCGTGAACATTTGGGGGCATAATGGCATACGAGATCTGGGCTTACACCGTAGCGGGCGTAAAATCTGCAATCCTGGAAAACGCAACAAGTATCCAGCGAAAAGGGAAAAAGAACGAAGTCCCCACGCTCTCATTCACATTGCCGGCCGATGATCCCAAAGCGATCTACATCACCACGGCGTATGAGATCAAGATCTGGAACACGAAAAAATCCAGGTGGGAAGGGCTCTATACGCTTGCCGATGCTACTGATCGGTGGGGATCGGATGGAAAGTATGTCGATGCTTCGTATGTCGGGGCGATGCGTCAGCTGGTGAAAGAGGAAAATGTAACCTATGATACGACCGTTACCCCGGCAACCCCGACGGCAATAGTTACGGCCCTGCTCGCATTGCAGGAGAAAACCCCGGCGATCACGGTAGGGACCATCGAACCGACAACAACCGTGGCATACGCGATCGAGAATACCAACCTCCTGAACGCTCTACTGGAACTCCGCTCGTATTTGGGTGGAAGGATGGAAGTCGATGATACCCGGCACCTCAACTGGTATAATGACGTTACCGCTGTTACCCGCGAAGTCAGGTACAAAAAAAATATGAGGGGCATGACCCGGAAGCGGGATTTTACGACGGTTTATAACAAAATTTATGCGTACGGGTACGGGGAGGGGGATGTACAACTCAAACTCACTGACGCCGGGGAGACCTACGAGTATATTGAGGATGCAACCAGTCAGACCGCGTATGGCGTGCTCTCAAAGCGCATCACCGATAAGCGGATCATCCATCCGTCAACGCTTCTCAGGTGGGCTCAGCTGTTCCTTGCGACGTACAAAGATCCGATCTATTCGTATACCGTCGAAATGGTCAACCTCGCGGAGCACCCTGACTTCAATTTCGACCTTGAAAACATCGAAGTCGGGCAGATAATCCGTGTAGTCAACAGCGATCTTAATGATCTCTCGGTGAACGTCGAAGTTGTATCTGTAGACGTCAATCTTTCCAACCCGAAAGACATTACCGTTGAACTAGCAAATGTCACCAAGGATATCAGCAATTCCTTTTCTGATGTTGCGCAGTACACCGATATTGCCAAAAATATGGCAGTGCAAATTGGGGCCGGGCAGGTGACGGTCCAGGGCACATTCACGGTGGATGGGTGGCGCACTACCGGCCAGACTACGATTGATGGCGGGCAGATCACGGCAAACACGATCACCTGCGATAAACTCACGACCTCTACGCTCAATGCAAAAACGATCACGCTGGGAACGACAGGGGGAAATGGCATCATTGAGTCTGATAATTATGTGGCAGATACGAGCGGGTTTCAGATCGATGGTGCCGGGAATGCGGAGTTCAACTCGGTGAAGATCCGGGGAACGTTGTACGCCTGCACGTTGGATACCGGAAATACAATGACAGTGAAGGGGGCTATTGAATCCGATGGGTTCGTTCTTGGAAGTACCGGATGGAAGTTGACCGGTACTGGAACTGCACTTTTTAGAACGGTTGCTGCCAGTTTCGCGATGGTCTGTGACGGTATCATATCAGCAGATGGGTACATCCAGTCTGACGTATCCCTCGGACTTACCGGGTATACTTCCGCTGCGTCTGCAAGACCCGGATCAATTTACACGACAGATGGAACGACATTATATTGGAAAGACCAGGGTGGAACATCACACGCACTATACTGATGGGATAATATCATGATGCGAACATTGACACTTATCGAGAACAGAAAAGAAGATGGAAAAATAGAGTATATCGCTAATGGTGATCTACCTCTTGAAGTGGCAGCAGCGGCACTCGTTAGTCTCGCTTTTTATACGATTCCACCAAAAAAAGAACCTTTAAATGAAGGAGTCACGCCAGTATGATTCAGTCAACCAATCGCTCATTGGAATATAACCCGGCACCTTTTTTCTGGAATCTCCCCATATTCCCAAGAACCCGTATTTTACCGTTATAATCCACTTCAACGGCAGCATGTTTGATTTTTGTACCTGTGATATCTCCCCAGATCACTGTATTCGTTATCCCCTGTGAATCCAAGATGGCGTGCATTACCTGTGCCCGTTCGCTGCAATCTCCGTACCCCTCGTTGATTGCGCGTTGTGCGGATTTAACTAAGGATTTGTCGATGATGTTAGTCCGGTACTTGATATTATCCATGGTCCACGCTTCAGTAAGTGAGACAAATGATTCATTATCCCCACCTGAGGACTCCATCAACCAATCCCCTATTTCTTCCGGTGTTTTAAAATCACTCGCGTTGGTTGTTGCCACGTCACCCCCTGCGAGCAATGCAACGATCAGAGCCGCTGCAATCAATATCCTCATGCTGTTTTTTTGCATGATTATTTGTTTAGTCGATGCCAGTATTTATATTTAACTATGCAGCACTAAATAGCAAGTTATAAATACAAATGGATACTACTATGTAGCATGGCAACATTTCAGCCACTACGGGACAAGATGAAGATCGTGTCGGGAAATAACCCCAATGACGCGATCAAAGTGTCACTGCCAAAGGATGCCTTAAAACATCTCGGATGGAAACGCGGGGATACTGTGAAGGTATCGGTACTTGGAAAAACGATCGTGCTGCAAAAGGTGATGGCATGAACGGCGAGATCATTGATGCCGAGCAAGCGCAGAAGGATGCCCGTGCTGCATCGGATGAAGTGAATATGATCTACGATAAGGACATCACCGGATCTAACGGATCAACCATCGGGGTGTCAGCCTTTGACGGTGGGGCAACTGATAGACATCCGGTCATGATCAACATCCGGTACTCGTCTGGAGTGACCACGCATCACCTATCACTCGATGAGGCAATGGGGCTCCGTGACGCGCTGACAGCAGCGATCGCATCGCTGACGGGGGCGCCGTGATGGGTGACGACTATGTGTATGTTGTCGTGAACATCGGCGCAAGAAGGATATCAAAAGAACTGCGCACAATAGATGAGGCTATGGGGTTCCTCAAAGGCGTATCGGAATTTGACGTCAGGATTATAGAGGACGAGCGGCTCAGAACGATTGAAGAGATCGGAAATAAATTATACGCAGAATTCCACGCGTACCAAACCCCTCTTTCTGGGAGGGGTGTACTCAAAGCCTGCTCTGCTATCGTGGACTCGGTCAAATCTGGCGCCACCAATGAACCATGTGCAGCCGTGATTGCGCGTGAACAGAGGGGGCCGTGATGTTTTCAGCAATCGATAAGCCAGATCACCGCACCAGCCGGCAGAAGTTCGCGGATGAGGAACGGCAGAGCAACCTGAACCGCCAACCAACAACCCGGGAAGAGTATTGTAACTGGGTGGCAGGGCAGCGTATTGCCGCGCAGCTTGAACGACAGAAGGCAGATTATGAACGGGGATTACAAGCGCCGGCAAGCGTGGATTAAATCAGGAGTTGAAAAACCAATGACAGAAGCACCGACAAACAAAGGCGTATTGACTGATAAGGAAGGTACCGGGTTTCCCGGGTGCTGGATCCTTGTCGATGGAGAACAGGCAGACCGGGCATTCACCGTGCTCTCATTCGTGCAGAAATACCTGGATAATATCGAAAAGAAAACGCGGGTATGCTTCACGACGAAAGATGGGAAGATCAGCAAAATATGGCCTGAAAAGAAAGAGGCGACGCCGGAAGAGGTTAAGGCCAGGGAGGATGCAGCCGGTAACGCTCGCATGGCTGAGAACGTCGAGCACGCCAAAGGGCTTGTAAATTCCCCCACAAAAGAGCCTGAAAACAAGGTTGTGCAAGGGCAGATCATCGCTATCGATCAGGGAACGCACACGATCGAGGTCAAAGACAAAGCCGGCGTCAGGCATCCGATGATGTGGGCCGGTCCACTGAATGACAGCATGGCCCGGCTTAAGCAGTGGTTCTTTGTCTCGATCAGCGCGGAGAGGTCGGGGGATCTCTGGAAGGTCATCGATCAGACGTATTACAAGAAACCCGATGATTGGCCCGTATCGCAGGCCGGCGGCGGGGGAGGGAGACCGATTCGCAACGAGAAGCCGATGGCATACGAGAGCGCGTTTAAATCGTGCACTGAACTAGTCCGGGATACCGATTTCCCCGGTATTGCATATGCTGACCGGATCAAAGCCGTGATGGAGCAGGCCGAGATCGTGGGGGATTGGATCGTCAGGAAAGGGGGCGTGTGATGTCATTACATCTTATTTCTGACGAGGATTTGATCGAGATCGGGAGGTCCGATGTCTCCCCAATGCGCATTATTGAGATCCAAAATAGGGTTCGTTCATCCACGGTCCCAACCTGCGATATTGTCGATGAACTCGCCAAGCGCGACGGTGTGAAGGAACTCACCGTAATACCGGTTGAGGGTGTTTACCAAATCCGTATCGGAACTCCCGACGAGGATGATAGGTATCCCCCCAAGTGGAGACAGGAACTCGGCAACGGCCCGGCCCGCATTCTGGTGGTGATCGACTGATGCAATCCCATCACTGTGCATACTTGGATGATGGCGACCGGTGCCGGGGCGATGAGCACTGCCAGTACAAACTTACGGCAGATCCATATCCGGATCTCGTTTTCTGCGGGAAGGATCAGATCACCAATGCGGGAGCGGTACCATGATCCCAGAACCATTTTATAGCATCGGATTGTTTGGGTGCGGATTGGTTTTAGGCGGGATAATCTCTTTGATTTTCCTGCGGACTTACGTCTTTGTGAGATATGTGGTGTTGATCGAATGAGGAACATTTCTTTTACCGCAACAAAACCCCAGTTCCGCGCTCACCAAAAGCACGTCACCCGACGCGGGAATACGAACGGCCCCACATGGAAGAATCTGAAACCCGGTGATGTGCTCATGGGATGCGAGCAGTGCCAGGGGCTCGGGAAAGGCGGGAAGATCGTCAAGATGGGAGCGATCATAATCCTTGATGCGACACCGGAACCGATAAACGAGATCATACGGAGACCTACGAGAGCATTAAACCCATGCACGCTAACCCCTGTGTGGTGGTCCGATGAAACGACAATGGAGGGGTTCCCGGAACTCACCCCCGTTCAATTCGTCGATATGCTCTGTGATATGAACGACTGCGAGCCGGAAACGGAATTTAACCGGGTCCTGTTCGACTACGTGGATGTGAAACCATGACTGAAAATACATTTACTCACTGCAATCGCTGTATTAGTGCTGGTGGGGGAGATTGTGCTACCTGCATTCCAGAGGGAAAATTGATCAAACCATTGACCATCAAGGATCTGAACTGCTCGACATGCCCCAATGCACCCGAGAAAGAGATCAACAAAAAATATGACAACTTTGAGACGTACAAATATTTCTGCAAATTAAAACAACTATGGATCTTTGGCACCGCGTATAACACGATGGAGATCACAGGCTGTTGTCTTCATCCGCTTGCATTGCGGGTAATGACTCAGCCGGTTGTTGAGGAACTGGAACGATTGGAGGGAAACGAGCACGGTATGACAACCGATCCTAGAAACACATACGCATATTGCACCGAACACATGGGAAAGCGCGATGCTTACAAAAGGGCGATCAAACTCCTGAAAGGTGATGCACCGTGAGTGATCCGGTACCCAGTAATGGCAGTCTCATATGTACGTTTGCTGATTGCCCGGATAGGTACCGAAAAAGAATATGTCGATATAATTGCAAGCCCGGGTATTCATATCTTTTTCCATGCGGATATCGTGTAGAACGGGGTTGGTGCAATAGGGGGTTCCAGCGATGACCGAACCATCATTTATCCAGCTCTTTGAGAGCAAAGTAATCCACATCATTGAGAGAGACGGAGAGCCGTGGTTCCCTCTCGCAGATCTCGCAGAGGCGTGGGGAATTGATCGGAAGACACCTGGCAACCTGATCGGGCGCAATAAAGACCTGTTCGATGGCATGTTCCGGTCCGACGGGGACATAACATACCACGACGTGAACGAAAAAGGGTTGTATCTGCTCATGGGAAAGATCAACGCGGACCGGCTCAAGAACCCAGGGGCCCGTGATGCAATGATCCGGTTCCAGCGGTGGGTCCCGTCACTCATCCAGCAGTACCGCAAAAAGGAGATCGTTCCGGCGACCGCGGAACCCGAAAAACAAGAACTCGATGAAGTGGTATCCTACGGTCTCATTGAGGCAAAGCAGATTGCAGAGCTGACCGGCACCGATCCCCGGGTTATGCAAGCGGCATTCCTCCGGGCCAACGGGTACCCTGAGTATGCTGATGTGCTGGTACCTCCGGCACCCGGATACGTCCACGGTGAACCTGGATGGTATAATCCCTCAGGTCTTGTTGAACTCTGCAACGATCCGGCCCTGACACCGGAACGGCTGAACAAGTGGCTGGAGAACTATCGCGAAGATGGAGAATGGAGACCGTTCCAGTATCGTGAGGGAAAGATCTGGAGGCTTACCCGGCGCGGGATGGAGCACGGGCGGGAGTATCCTTTTAATCTCGGCAACGGGCACTCGGAACCACGGATATCATGGCGCGAATCGGTGCTGTACGCAGTCGGGTTGAAACACCGGGTATCCCAGGACCAGATGCAGATACCGGCACGGGTAGGAGGTGAATATTAATGCCGTCAGAAAAGTTTCATTTGAAACCGATCAAACCAGTTAAAATGTGGGCGATTGCTCGCATGGGGATCCGATCGCCTTGGATCCTTCCAAACACCGTGAGAAAAACTCGCACTGAAACGATAGATGCGTTTGTTTTTGACGGGTTATGGGCCTCATGGGAAAAGGCATATTCTTTGGGGTTTCGGGTTATCCGAGTCACCGTATTGACTGGGTGGTCCTGATGCCCTCACCCGCGCTTGATGAAGTATATGAAACATACAAACATCTCGATCATCTCCTATCAGATCCAGAATGGTGCCAATCCGATTCCGCGGCGATCTATGCAATTGCCGGTGAGATGTGGCGTGCTCTCAAAGCGGCCCGCGAAGGGCAATAATATTCCTCTTTTTCATCAACCAAAAACCATATGGAAACCATTAAATACCATACGGTCTAATAGGATAGTATACAAAGGATGTGTGAAAAAAGATGGAAATCAGAAGCAAATCGGGAATGAAACTCACAATAGAGGTCAGCGGTACACAGGAAGAGCCGATCATTGTCGTGCGGGAATTCGAAGTACAGGGGAAAAAGACTGGCGGCAATGCGATAATTCAACACTGGAGCCGTCAGAATGTCGAGGAGGGCCTGTACTTCATAAAAGGCGATGTATATGTGCAGTGTGCCTCTGCGATGCCGGCAATCCGTGAAGTGATTGCACATCTTCCACACAAGAAGCATTTCGCCCGGAAAGTTGGGAGAATCATCGATAGCGACGGATACCAGATCCAAGTACAGGAGTGGAAAATTGACAGGATGGCACACCGTGCAGATGGAAATCTTATCGGAGAGACTGCGCTTGGGCGATTCCTCGACAAAATGGGAATTACCGAGATAGAGATTTGTGAGGCTGAAAAACTCTGGGATGAGAATCATGACCTTGCGGCGATGCAGAAAGTAGAGGCCGAAGGTGCAAGAAGAGCCCGCGCAATATTCGATGATGATGAGGCGGATCAGGGATATGCACAGGCATGTGAAAATGCAGGGATCTGAAAATCATGAAAAACAAATCCTATTCAGTGGTTGGCAGCAAGAAGCAAGGGCACCGGATCGCTGTCCCTGAATCAACAGGGGTACAGAAAGGAGATCGGTTCTTTTGCATCCAGATCCATAAGAAGATGAGCATCACGGAACTACTTGATATACCAGAGGGATCGCTCCTGTACGTACCGGGAAAGGTGAGGACATGACAAAGAAGGATCATGCGAGATCAAATAGTGTATACTTGCCCTGTTGCTATGGGGAGTTTTCTGAGTGCCGAGATAAGGGTAAAGGATGCATTCACAAATCAAACTGTGAAAAAGAGAGCAAAAATGTAGCGACCTGCAAAACCTGCGGATCTCCGGTAATGGCACCATATGACGGTCAACCATACCAGTGTACTGAGTGCAGTAATAATGAGGATATGCGGAGGAGAGGATGAAATTTATTAAGCCATGGAAAGGTGGATATATGATGGTCCTCGGAACTGGCAGGGTGATGCAGTTTGACGAGGACCAGCTAAAAACAATGAGCATGGCATACGATGAATTGCGACTCGTTCCGGAGAAAAGTAGACGGTCGTTCTCGTTGACTCACGAACCGATGGACAAACTTCTTGAAGGGATCAAGAATCGGCGCATTCACAGAGAGGATTACGAATGACACTCACCGGTAAAGGCAGCCCGAACTATGGGTTGTTCTGCTCACAACCCGGCACCCTACCACGAACCGATCTCCCGGAGCAACCATCACTCGCAGTACAGTTAGGACTGTCAGTAGTCAAGCAATCCTTGACAACCAAATCAATGGCCGAACTATTCCCACAGCTCCCGGCAGATGCCACTATGGCAGACCGGCTAGAGCGCGATGAGAGGATGCTGGTGTGGATCAATGGAGGTAAATCATGAAAAAGTATGTCATTTCAGAGACGCAAATACAAAAACTTGCGTTTGGCCAGTGCTGCGACTTTCAAAGCATTGTTGACGATGTACATACCCGCCCGGCCGAGGATCCCTGCGCTGACAACGGATGCACGGATATAGAAGACTGTGATGAGATCTGCCAGCACAGCCGGATCTATTCGCCGATACAGATGCAGGACGCAATCAAGAGGGCAACGGAAGTGGAGAATAAGCGGGTGCTGGATGATATGAGGGGCAAAATAGATAGGTACATGTCCAGCGATCTAAATATTTTGGCACACCGCTCTATCCGTGAAAACATATGGGAGATAATCCAATCCCTCCGCATTCCGCAGGAGATCAAGAAATGACCCGCTCCCGCATCGTGTCCGGTAAACGGTCAAGCACATCATCAGTATCAGCAAAAGAGAGCCGGGACCAGTATGTTGCCAGGAAGCGCGGAGAGATCCCGGGTGTGCCGCTCGTGACTGTTGATGAGGCCGTGAGGGCGCTGAGATGAATGGCTCGGAGGGATTCGTTCAAATCTCTCATGCAGACGCACTTGCCAATTCTCTTCGCATTCTAAAAGAGCAACAAGACAAAACCGAAAGACCTGTAGTTGTCGATATGTTCTGCGGTGCCGGTGGTGAGAGCCAGGGGATTGACGGATCGGCAAAGAAGGCCGGCGTCTCCATTGAGATGTTTGCCATCAACCATTGGGAGCGGGCGATCGAGACACATCGGGCAAACTTCCCCGCAGCGGCGCACATCTGCCGGGATGTCCGGGACATCGACCCCTCTTCATTGATGGAAGGCCGGAAGATTGCGCTCCTGTGGGCCTCCCCGGCCTGCACGCACTTCTCCGTTGCCCGTGGAGGGAAACCCTGCGACGACCAGAGCCGGTGCACCCCGTTCACGGTCCTGGACTGGCTCGACAAGCTGACCGTGGATCGAGTCATCATTGAGAACGTGCCGGAGTTCCAGTCATGGGGCCCGTTGGATGAAGAGACGCACCGGCCCATACCGGAAGCGAAGGGCGAGACTTTCGCCGCGTTCATCGGCATGATCCGGGGCCTCGGGTACTCAGTGGACTGGGACGTTCTCAACGCTGCGGATTTCGGAGCACCAACGACCCGGCGCCGGCTGTTTATTCAGGCGGTGCGGAACGGATCCGGGAAATCGATCATCTGGCCCGAACCATCCCATGCACAATCGGGACCAAATCAAACCCTCACCGGGGATTTGCCCTCGTGGGTACCAGCCAGTAAAATTATCGACTGGACCCTTCCGACACAGATCATTGACGAGAGGTCAAAACCGCTCGTGGCGAACACCATGAAGCGGATCTGCCGGGGGATTGAGAAGTATTGGGGAGAGTACGCAACCCCGTTCCTGGTGCGCTACAACGGAGGAGATGGTAGGGGCCACTCGCTCAATGAGCCGATCCCGGTCCTTGACACATCGAATCGGTATGGGCTCGTGCAACCGCTCTTTATCCCGCAGCACTCATGCGGAGAAGTGCGCCCGACTACCGGCCCGCTGTCAACCGTGGCGACGAAAGGCGCGATCGGGCTCGTTGAACCGTTGGTAATGTTTAAAGGACATTATGGGGCCAATGGGGGATACACCAGAAGTATCCATGAGCCCTTACAGACGTTAACTACTCATCAAGAGGCTTGTCTGATCGAACCTTTATTGATGAACTATTACGGGAATGGGACGTGTGAACCCATCTCAAAACCAGTACCGGCAGTTACCACGAGAGATCGGTTTGCACTAATCACTCCTGAAAACTGCCGTATCGGATTCCGGATGTTGAAGCCCCACGAACTCGCAGCGGCACAATCGTTCCCGCGTGACTATCGCTTCACGGGCAACCGTGGCGAGATCGTCAAGCAAATCGGCAATGCCGTTTGTCCGGCAATGGCAGCGGCACTTACGAGTGAATATATGGTGGAATTGGCGGGTGTGATATCGTGATCGGCACCACTCAATTCACATGCTGTTGCTGTGGAATGCACCTTCCCGGGACACGTCAGGAACTCATCCAGCGAGGATGTGCAACCATCACCGGGACCGGGCAAACATACTTTCATTGCCCCACTCATAGCGCTGAGGATGTGCAGAAGATGATCCGGGCAGTCCCTGTCTTTGAGACCGCAAGCAAGTACCAGAAGAATCTGATTTAATGCCATTTTTTAATACCATTTTTGCCATTTATTAATGGCGCGTTCACGTCTGTACTATTTTTTGCCATTTCATATACCACATCTTTCCTACTACTAGCTACGATTTTTTTCGAGAGAGAGAGAGAGAGAGAGAGAGAGAAAATAATGTGGTATTTCGTATGGCAATAATTCATTACGTCGTAAGAGCGGTATTTTTTAATTGTGAATGTGGTATTTTTTAATGGCAGAAATAAAAAGACAAGGTTTAAATATACAAAAGTAGTAGTAAAGTAGTAGTATGAAAACACCCGTACTTTGTCCCGCTTGCGGGCATATAACTAACACCGAATCGTTGAATGTGTATATCACCTGTTCCGGCTGTCAGAAAAAGATCAAACGTGCTGATAATGCGGTAAGAGGTGGCGACAAGGTGGAGAATGAATGAACCGCCCAAACGAGGCCGCCCAAAAAAGCATTTCGGTACTGATATCAAAATCAACGTCAGGATCGATAAGGATCTATGGGAAGCGGTCAACGATCCGAAATGCAGCCAGTCGTATACGGTCACCCGGGCGCTCCGCAGGCAACTTAATGAGGGGAGGCAGGATAATCTCCCGGCCATCAAGATCGCTCTCAAAGAAGCCCGCAAAGAGATTGCACATGGGAATGGCGTCGTCTCTGACTGTTATGAAAGGATCCGGCGCATGGGTCTTGACTGTGATGAGATTGAGGATTCACTAAGGAGGAATAAAATATGGGATGGAAAAAACGCGAAAGAAACCTTGTAAAACCCATGAAAACAATCGGAATTTTATGTGAGATTGTCAGAACAGAAAAGAAACTCCTTAAAGAGTCTGGATATTCTGACGCCGATCTGGCAGAATTGGAGAGCAAAGCAGGGCAGGCGTTCTGATGGTCGAATTACACCGATGCAATCAATGCGGGGCATTGTTCGGCACTGATGGGATCGCTGAAAAGGACCAGGATGCCTGGATATGCCAGACCTGCATTGCACAATCAAAGGAACCGGAAGAGGATGGGGCATGAACAGTTATATCTGTACCCGGAACGCCATCCTCCGCCCGAAAGTCAACGCCTATTTGGATAAGACCACAATCGGGGCAAGAGTGAAAATATATGAGATCGCCTCACAGTTCAGCACAGCTCGAATGTCGGTGAACCCGAAAACTATAGCGAACATGCTGAAGGAACGGTCCGATTATCATCCCCTGGGAAAAGGCGTTTGGGAGAGAGTGAGGGTATTATGACTCCTATACTTACCTATGCTCTGACGATCACCACCGGTCTCGTGGTCCTCTGGATCGCGATCTGGTGGCGCTGTGGCTTTCTTCGAGACATCTGGGAGGTACTATGCGGGTAAATCCGAAATATAACAACACCTGCGCAATGCAGATCGGTATGAACCGGGCGGACCCCTGCTATGATTGCTCAAAATTATCTGATTGCGATCAGCATTATAATGAAGAGACCGTGGAATGGGATTACCCGCAGTTGATCCGGCCCTCCGTGGGGAAACTCCCGACCGGCAAACATTACCAGAAAACGGCAAAAGAGCAGGGAGACGTAACCAGGATGATGAGAACATGAGCGATCATTTCAAATTTGACATTATGGTAACGATTACCGATCGGTGTGAACTCGGATTCGGACAAAAAGAACGAGGAGACGAGATCAAACAGGAATGTGTTAATGCCGTGAAAAAGGCGCTTGAAGGACGGGGATTCCGGGAATATCGGGAAGAGTATACGGTGTTTGCATGAGCGATGATGGTCACTGCACCAACCCAGGATCCCGGCGCGTGGCATCCCGCAGGAAGATGCAGGATAAATGGAGGCGGTCTCCGCGATGGAAAGCACTCCTCGAAGAACATGCTCATACACCAGATGCAGAATGTATCTATTGCCACCGGAAGCACAATCAAACGTGGCTCAATTCAAAAGGCGAGGAAAAGATCGCACGACTTACCATCAACCACACGAGCCGGCATCTCTACGCATCAGAGGATCTATACTTGACATGGGATCCCCGATACATGGAGATCACATGCCTATCGTGCAATCGGCAATATGAATCTGGAATGAAACCGTGCCCCGAATGTCTCAAAAAAGGAAAGATCCGGTACATCTTGGATCGTGACTCGGAGTGTTGGTCCTGCTACTATGAAAAACATCCGGATGAAAAGAAGATTAAAGACGATGCCAGGGAAAGATTCGAGCAGTCAGTAAGGGATTACAACGCAGATCAGGCAGCGAAACGCCGGAAAGAAAAGGTAAATCATCCATGCAAAAGCCACAAAATAGGCGGTGCGTGTGCGTTATCTCCGATAAACAGCCAGTGCCCGTATGCCCGGACAAAGGCGCTGAGGGATTGCAATCAGGCCGTGGCAAAAAAGAAAATGGTGAGATCATGAGCATCAAAGGTCTGGAATGGCGTCAACGAGACCCCGAGAAAACCAAAAAAATCCTCGAGGTACTGTCAGGTGATACCGCCATGGGAGCAACCGAAATCTCCAAAAAAACGGGGTTGGGCCGGAATGCAGTTTTGTTGCACCTCTACGGATTAAAACGGCAGAAGAAGGTCGTGTGCAAATCCATTCCGGCGGGAAAATCTCGGAGGCTTCTATGGGGCATGGCGCCCTGTTTGGAGGTGAGATCATGACCGGTGCCGAATCGATAGCAGTAAGTAATGATGGAGTGATGGAAAGATGACAGAACAGAAAACATTGGATGGAAAAACCGACTATAAAAAGTCAAAGAATGGCGGATCGTGTATCATTCGGTACTCCGGCAACAACAAAATGATTGAAGAGGGTATAGAAAACGTTCACAAAAAATATCCCTGCGTGAAAATCACCGTCAATGGAAAGAAACTCGAAGAAAAGCCGAAGTTGTGGGACGGTGCGGAATGAAGGACCAGTCAATCAGGAAACTTACATTGCAGGAATGCAGAGCCCTAGCAAAAGTGATGGGCTACTACCAGGAGGCGCTCGATGATTACGATGGAAGGTTCACGAAAATCAGGCTGAACTCCCCAAAACGGGTGGATTCGTGGGATGGTGTATCGATCCACATGAACGAAAACAAGGGCAAACGGGGCAAATAATGACCGCTCCATGTCCCTACCACAACCCAGCCGGCCCGTGTGGCAAAGAGCGTAACTGCCCGGTGTGCTTCTACGAGGCGTTTGTCGATTGCACCGCATTATCTCCCGGGCAGATCGCAGTGGTGCAAGCATGGCAGGAGGGGAAATGATGGGATGTTCAAAAATTGATATAAAAAAAGGAGATGTATTTGAAGGGGCCACTGCGAGGTATATTTTCAAATCTACCGAATTTACCCCACCTTCAGTGCCCGGAATCTGCCTTGAATTGACCAATGAATTACCCCAGTGGTATTATCTTCACGTGGTCTCGGTTGAAAATGGAATTGTTACATACGATTCATATGCCTCTCCCAACACCGATCCGAGTGGCCCTCCCTTGATCGCAATCTCAAAAAATCTGAAGTTTGATTTGAACGGTCCGTATTTTCTTCGAGAAATCACCGAGGGACACCTAAAAAAAGTATCAGTCACCATCGAAAATAATACTATTTATGGAAAGTTCCCCCTCAAAAGAAAAGTGAAATAAAATGGATGTTATGGATAAGTACCGGAAGATTAATACTCTTCCCCGCATATCTATTTTCTATTACTCCCCGGGAATGTCCGGGAGGAACGTGTACACGAAAATGACAGACGAAAAGAAAGCGCTGGAGGTCCAGGGAATATTCTCATGGACCGGGCAGGCATGGAAACGTCTCAGGAAAATCGGAGTACGGAAGTTCACCCGCGATCGAAAGATCTTCTTCGCGCTGAACATCCCGGACGCAGCAAACTTCACGCTGCCCGAGCTCGCCAAGTATCTCGCAATCAACATTACCCTGGATCAGGGCCTTGAGAGCGAAGAGCTCATCACCGACCCGCAGAAGGTCAATGGCGGCATGATGATGCCCCAGACCGAACAGGAATCCACGGACTACCCGGGCCGCTGTGTCTGGGTCGGGTGGATCGATGTGCCCCGGTACGGCAGGTTCTCATCGCCCGGCATCCACAACATCACCATTGAAGCCGGCCCCCGCGAGAATATCGGAGACCCGCGTGACTTCAGCCCCGAGAAAGGCGGCGTCACTGCCCGGTTCGACTTTGAGATCCTAGAGGACAGGCCCATGGAAGATCGCCCAGTTCAGCCTGCGATGTGATCCGGAATGGCACTCTACCAACTCAAAAACCCGGAGACCCGGGAGTTCATGCTCGACAAAGAGGGCAACGCTCACGAAGTCCATGATGGCGTCTTAACGGGCATCGTCATTCAGAAGGCAGACTTCGAGGCGCAGTACGTCCCTTTTGTGAAGGGGTGACAATGACCGAACAACCGAATCTTTCGACTCCAGCGCCGCAATACTCCCCACTGACCGCAACTGCAACAACCGCATCCGGTCCGGCGCTTAACTTGGTTACTCCTCCATCATCCCCGGCGACAACCACCGAACGAAGGCCCGGCTATGAGTATGATCCCTATGACGGCCCCGGAGAGCGTGCTGAGGGTATGTTCGTAGGAAAACTGATCGGGAAGTTCACCGGTGAAACTGATGGGTTCTGCTCAACGTACCGGGAATGGCATATTTTCCTTGCCGGCATCTCAGCGGGATTCAAGGCTCCGACTCTCGGACAAGTGCCCGATTGCCCGCCGCTCTGGCAGGATGAAGCGCAGTACTTCAACACGCCGGCAATGGTCGCCAACGTGGTAAAGTGCCAGTGGCCCACCGTTGCAGCGCTCATCATGGGGTATGGCGGTCTGAAAGTGGCCGGCATGGCTTAATCCCCCTCTCCCCCAATTTAGTGAGGTTATTATGGACGAAAAAGAGAAAAATTAAATAAAAAAATGCGCTCAGCTCTGTGGAGCACCATTTTCTCATACGTGAGGGAATACGACGGATCAAATCCGTGTGAGCGCATCGGCCATCGTGCCAGCCCGTCCAAAAACTTGCACAGAACCTAAGAACATTAACGGCAGCACACACCTTTCGACCTTGAAAATGCAATTCCATGGTACATCACTCACCGTGAAAAACCAGAATAATATATATCCTTGGACGGGATAATATAATTTGCAACCGTGGCAGAGTGGTTATGCAGCTCTTGCCCCATAGATCTCATATGGGGTTTTGGGGGGAGCCCGTACTCCCGTTCAAATCGGGCCGGTTGCATCGGGGTGATGGACCCTATTAGCATTGAGTGGGCACATGTGAAGGACCCTTAACTTCCCCTATGATCACATCCATCAAAAAAGCAGCCTAATGGAGTGGGCCCCTAATACGGGATCTCCAGCCGGTTCGATTCCGGCGGGTTGCGTCCAGTAAGTGAGCCGACGGGCAAGCCGACCGAAACCGTGAACCGATCCGGCGGAATCCCCGGTGGGGGAGATATCCGGATGCTTCTGGACCTAGAGATGGGCTCAGGTTATCGGAGCGATACGCGGGTAATTCCGTTGGATGGAATCGCACCAAATCCCATCTAAACAAGCGCCCGTCAAGAGGGTCTATCGGGTCAAACCGATGGCGGGCATCAATGATTGAACTCCAAGATCCAACGCTCGCAGGATGCAAAGGACAGCGGAGGATCCGGAAACTGGAAGAGCGCCGGTTAAACTGTTGGCTCCAAGTGCTCCAACTGTTGGATCAGGTACAATGTATGGATGATGAGATCAAAGAGCTGGAAAAGGAAGCGATTGAACCGGAGTAAGTGAACGATGCCTCGCGTAAGTTCGATTGCCAAGCACCCAAAGCGGAAAGAGATAGATAAGGCTCTCGTCTTACCGGGAGCATCAATACGCGGAATAGCGCGGACATACCGCGTTTCAGAAGATGCCTTATCGCGGTATGTAAAAGGGGGGAATATCGAACAGAAGATCAAGAAGGCGCAGGCAGCACAGGACATCGTTGAAGCGGACGATCTGCTCAAAGAGATTCAAGAGATTCAGGGGCATCAAAAAGTGATCTTCAAAGAGGCCCGTGAATTCCAGAGGATGATTAAAAATAAAGACGGATCAACGGAGATGATCCCGGATCCTGATAACAAACTCGCCCTTGAAGCCCTCAGGGATCAGAGCAAAATCATTGAGTTGAAAGGCAAAGTGCTTGGATCTTTTATAAAGGACAACCAATCAGGTCCGATTGTAAAACCCACTCAGGAACTATCAGATGAGGAGATAGAGAGGCGTGCACGCGAAATCCTTGCCAAGCGTAAGTGATGCCGATATCCTCCGGGAATACACAACCCGGTGGGCGTTCATAGCGCACGCCGGGCAGATACCCCCGGAAGATCGGGCTTGGTTCTGCTACCTCATGCGGTCGGGCCGTGGCGGGGGAAAGACCCGATCCGGTGCCGAATGGATCTTAAAGCGGGTACGGCAGGGATACAAACACATCCATCTCATAGGGCAGACGGCGGCGGATGTCCGGGATACTATGGTGGAACTCGGGCCGTCCAGCATCATGAAGATCGCCCGACCGGAAGAGCGTCCTATCTATGAACCCTCAAAACGCCGGCTCACGTTCCCTTCCGGGGCGGTCGCAACCACATTCACCGGAGAGGAACCCGATCAACTCCGGGGTCCTGCATCTGATACGGTATGGATCGATGAGCTGGCAAAGTTCAAGTATCCCGACGAAACATGGGACAATATGGAGATGGGGCTGAGGTTAGGGGATAACCCGCAGGTCTTTTGCACCACAACTCCCCGGCCCGTTCCGATCATCAAACGGCTGGTCAAAGATCCCACAACGATTGATATCCGGTTCAGCACATCGCAGAACGCAGAGAACCTGTCTCCCCTTTTCCTGAAGCGTATCCAGGAACGGTATGCAGGTACCCGGTTAGGCCGGCAGGAACTTGAAGGGGAAATACTGGAAGATAACCCTAACGCTCTATTCCAGCGCGCAATTATCGAAAACCTCAGGGTGACAGAAGGCGCAGTACCGCAACTCATCCGCGTGGTTGTCGGGATGGACCCGGCAGTAACCGGCACCAAGACATCAGATGAAACGGGGATTATAGCCGGGGGGATTGCAGCCAACGGGCACGGATACATCATCGAAGACGCATCCTTGCAGGCATCCCCGGCAGAGTGGGCCCGGGCGGGTGTCCGTGTGTTCCACGCACGGAGAGCGGATAGGATCATCGGAGAGGTCAACAACGGCGGGGATCTCATAGAGGTCAATATCCGCACCGTTGATCGTAACATCCCTTATACGGCGGTCCATGCCAGCCGGGGGAAAGCGATACGGGCGGAACCCGTGGCGGCATTGTATGAGCAGGGCCGCATTCATCACGTCGGAACGTTCCCGATATTAGAGGATCAACTTTGTGACTGGTCGCCCGGCGATGCAAAATCGCCGGATCGTATGGATGCCCTCGTATGGACCATCTGGGAACTATTCGGGCTTGGACTGAAAGATGAACAACAGCGGAGAGTGTATGTGATCAATGATGACACTGAAATATGAACAATCCGGGCGGATTCGTCCGGTGTTTTCGATTATTAGGGCACAGATTGTAGGTATTTGACCATGAGCAAAAACACGCAGAAGAACCAACCAATGCAGGTAAAGCAGGCAGAACAAGCAACTCCCGTCACGGTATCGGGAGATCTGGTAAGGACAGTGCAGACTACAACCCCGCTGGATCAAGCGATTGAACAGGCACGCACGCAGAAGACCACTATCGCCATATCGGGCGAGAACCGTACCCGGCTTGATGCGCTCCAGAAGGATCTCAGCCAACCCGATGTTAACGGCGTTATCACGGTGCTGATCGAGTCATACCCTGGTAAGAAGAGCACGGGCGATACCGTGACGCTTGAAATGCCAAAACAGAAATTCGATTGGTTGATGGCATGGCAGCGTAACAGCGATTGTTCCGAGTTGCTGAAGGGGAGCGTGAGATAATGGAAGTCGATGGAACCGGAATGCACGTTGATATGGTGCACGACCCGATCGATAATCTCCATTATACGATCACCGTTGACACATCGCAGGTTGATGCCCTTAACAAGCAACTGGAAGAGATGCGGGATCTGTTCGCTGTTCCGGAAAGCATGGCGACGTTCTGGCAGCGGTTACGCTGGCTGATAACCGGGAAGGTGAGATGATGGCGGCCGTCGCAGTTATAACACGCACCATCTGTCCCACATGCGGCAAAATTATAATTGAGGGATCATTATCTCAAACATCGATTCTCAAGTGCCAGAATTGCGGGGATTTATTCGAGGTATATCCAAATGCGGCAGTACCAAAACGCTTGTCAAAGTGGAGTGAGGTCGTACATGTCTGATGACTTCCGGGAAACCCTGATCGGGTGCTCATCTACCATGTGCCGGTTCAACATCGCCGGCAGCACAGAGCGTACCTGTATGCTGAAACTGGTTGCAATCGATGATACGGGCCGGTGCCGGATGGCTGAGGGTAAGCCGGTACCGCAAGAGATCCAGAAACCGCCATACAAAGAGAAATACGTGGCGATGCATGTCGGGCACTTTGAGAAGGGGGTGTGGGTGGAATGAACGATATCTCGTTTATGGTTGAAGAAAGTTATCGGAAAGTTGGATTCTCCACGCATGATGATTTTACGATTACCGTTTCATCACTGACGCGAAATGAAGCAGAAGTTGTCCGGGAATTTATAATCAAACTTGCAGGAGAGCGGAGATAATGAGCAAACACAGGCCCCGCACAACCGCACCAGCACCAGCTGACCCGCTCGTGAAAATGCACGAGGATCTTATGGTCCGGTACAACAATCTTGAAATGGAACTCGAGCAGCGCATGAGCGGCGGTGAATCCGGGCAGATGTCCGAATCATGGAACGATCTGGACTGGGCGAACCGGGTCGATAAGGATTATCTCTGGGTAAGGACCAGCGGCGCGAACTCTCCGCAGTTCCGGTACATGACCAAAGACGTGATCGACCAATACGCCGATATCGCTAATTTCATGGCGGTCTATAACCCGCTGATTAAGCGGATCGTCGAGGTCAAAACCCAGTTTACGTTTGCGATGAACTGCGGGATCACTTCGGAGACCTTGCAGGACGATATCGACGCGATCCTGAAAGATCCCCTTAACGATATGGCATTCTTCGGTACTCAGGCCGCCGGGGATGCGGATCAGGCATCGCAGAAAGACGGGAACATCTTCTTCGCGCTGTGGAAGGATAAGCGGCAGGTTCGGGCGTGGAGCAACTACGAGATCCGGGATATTGTCCTAGACCCTGAAGATTCTGCCCGCCCGCTGTTCTACCTCCGCACGTGGCTTGATAACGACGGCAAAGAGCAGAAACGGGCGTATCCATCGCTGTTCCTGCGCGATGATGAGATAGGTGACGATAAGATCACACGATCATATCTAGGCTCATCATATCCCATTGATAAAGAGGTCCGGGTCTACCACATGAGCAGCCGGAAAGGGATCCGGCAGAAGTTCGCATTATCCGAACTCGTGGCAGCGTGCCGATGGGCGAAACCGCACGAGAAGTTCATAGAGGATTTCCACGCGATCGCGTCAGCGTACCGGAAGTACTCGCACATGATGACCACGAAAGGCGGCACAGCGCAGGCTACCGCTATTGCAGGGCAGTTCCAGGGCAACACCGCACAGATGGGTACCCCGCTGCAAAGCAACCCTGTGGGCTCAATGGTAGTGGCATCGGAGGGCAACGAACTCAAAACCATCAGCGCGGGATCGGGTAATATCATAGGGATTGAGGGCGCCCGGGCGTCACTGATGCAGGTATGCGCCGCGTCGGGTGTCCCGGAAACCTACCTAACGATGGACCCCAGTACCGGCAACCTCGCAACCGCGAAAGAGATCAGCCCGGTGTTTATCATGCTGATATCCGCCCGACAAACGATCTGGAAAAACGCATTAACGGCTGTGTTCCGGTACCTGCTGGAATCCGACGATTTCGAAGTCAGTTTCCCCCCGATCCGGGATAACATCAATTCATATGTCGCAAACGTGAACGCATTCGCCCGGACATCACAGGGAACATGGACCGGTGCGATCCGTGGCGCTGATTACGTGAAGGCTGCATACGAGGCGCTGGAATGGAAACTCCCGCCACCGGAAGAGGTAGAGGCTATGGGTGCGGCTGTGGAAGAGCCGGCAGCGGCACCGGAAACACCCGATGCGTATAACGGGCTGGATGCCATAGCACAGGCTGCAACCGGGCTGGAAACCGCGATCAAGGAAGCCGCGAAGAAGAAGTCATAAGATATAATACCTCACAATCAAATGTTGGTATAGATGACGCTGGAACTTAACCGGATATACTGCCAAGACTGCTTGGAGGGGATGCGGGAAATTGAGGATAACTCTATAGACTGCATTATCACAGATCCCCCATACCCAAAAGAGTTTCTTAATTGTTATTCGATATTATCAGAGGGTGCTGCAAGGGTACTGAAGCCCGGCGGTTATTGTATCGCGTATTCAGGGCATATGCACTTACCCGAAGTTTACAAGCGAATGGGTGAGCACCTTGAATATTATTGGACATCAGCACTTATCCACAAAGGCGGCGGGCAATTGGTATTCCCCAGGAAGGTCCGCGCATCGTGGAAACCCATTTTATTTTATTATAAACCCCCTCTGAAGTTGATTGAAACATATTTTCACGATGTTGTCTATGGATCTGGAAGAGAGAAAGATACACACGAATGGCAACAGGGGTGTGAAGAACTGTATGATATTATCCTTGCATTCACTAAAGAAGGCGATACGGTACTAGAACCATTCATAGGGGGGGGCACAACGGCGGTTGCATGTGCGAATCTTGATAGGAATTTCATCGGCTTTGAAAAGGAGCAATCCTATTATGATGCAGCGAGTATAAGGATCAAGAAAGCGCAGGAACAGGGAAAAATAAGCGGATGGTTTGAATGAATCCCCTCAAAGAAGCCGTGAAACGTCTTAAACAGGCAGCAATAGGCGCAATACGCACCCGGGAAAAGGACCGGATCGCGGCCCGGCATAAGAAGAAGTTCGCCGCGTTCTTCCGGAAACAACGGGATCTCGTATTGGCAGAGATGGAAAAGAACCAGTTCCTTTTTTCGGAATCGTACCGCCAGCTTGCAGAAGCCTCCCCTGTCGATTTCACCGTGCAGAACTGGGACAGGATCTGGGATATTATCGCGCACAATTCCACCGATGAACTCCAACGCCTGATTATCAACGCTGAAGCTGACGGGATGCAAGCCGGGGCAACCCGGACGGGTAAGATCCTGTCAATGACCGGGCCGCTCCCTACGAATACTTTTAATCTGGCAAATCCGCGATCCGTGGCGTGGTTCCAGCAGAACGGAGGATCGGTTGATCTCATCAAGGGTATCCAGACGACGACCGGCGACCAGATTAAGACCATCATCGGGAAGGCAATCGACAGCGGGCAGTCTTACACCAAGACCGCGAAAGAGATCCGGGAATCATTCGACGGGATGACACGGCAACGATCGATCACCATCGCCACAAACGAGGTAGGGAACGCGTATGAGCAGGGAAATATGGAGTTCGCGCAATCCCTGAGGGATAATGGCGTCGTAATGGTTAAGCGGTGGAATACTTCAGGAGATGAACTCGTATCAGAAGTATGCCAGAGGAATGAGGATGAGGGGTTGATCCCAATCAATCAGTACCATCAAAGCGGGCACCAACAACCTTTAGCTCACCCCAATTGCCGGTGCTGGGAATCCTACGAGCAGGCGACGGAATAACAACCTTTTTTATGTAGTAATGTGTGTTAAGTAGTATGAGCGATTTTGACTCATTCTTAATGGCGTACCCGGTGTATGTCGGGTATATCGTCGGTGTGATATCAGGGGTGCTTGCAGGGATCTGCATCGGTTTGCTGGTGCGATCATGACCGCCCCTGGCATCCTCGTCACCTGCCCGCGAGAAGACTGCCTGCACGAATGGAACTATACCGGCACTGCCATGTGGATCACATGCTCTAAATGCCGGACGCTGTTTAAGAGCCCGTACTGGAAACCCCGGGAGAAGAAAGAGAGGAAATCATGAGCCCCATTGAAATAATTCTACTGGTAGCGTACGGAACCGTCATTATCCTGTGCGTTAAAATTATCCTGATCACTCGGTCCAACATCAAGTTGCTTGACAGTATGATCAGACTTCGGAGGGAGTTCTTATGATCCGCGATTGGCTACACCGGATAACCTGCCGGTACTTCGGGCATCAGTGGGGGGATTGGAAATACTTCACCCGCATTCCATATCCGTTTGCAACCGAGGCAGATGTAATGGATGGGTGGCCGATGAAGTCCAGGACCTGCAAGCGGTGCGGAGAAGTGGACGAGCGCGACGATATGCCAGAGCCAGTTAACTGCCGGTGCTGGATTGTGCCAATGGATGAGAGAACGGAGGATTGAGTATGGTAGAAACACTTGATGAATATTGTAAACGAACAGAACAGGAAAAGAGGGAACTCTTACGGGACATCTCACGTCTGGAATGTGAAGCATATAACCGCGAGAAAGCGATCGTCGGGCTCAACTGCGATAAAGCAATCCTGGGCAACGAACTCAAAAATGTATGGGAGGATCGTGACCGTTTTAAAGAGAGAAATGGTATCCTTGAAACCGAATGCATCCGGCAGGGGGCGGTTATAGGCGACCTGAACTCTCAACTGTCCTCAATCATCGGAGTGAGAAATAAAGAACTTGCAGAACTGGATCAAGCGATTCGAGCACTTTACGACGTGATCGAAGTGCAGAGAAATGCTATCTCCGCTCAAAAGATGACCATAGACATACAATCGGCCCTATTAAGAAAAGATTACGGGTTAAAAGATACTGATACCGCATCCCGGATGAATAATCTGGCACAGTGGCGGGCACTACAGAAAACCTGCGATACTTGTAGGTTTTACCCAGCCATAAAAGAATTAGGATGTCCCATTGAATGTATGATGTGTAGAGAGAAATCACTGTGGGAGCCGATATCAAAATGAAACAGATCAGGTTAAAAGACCGAATCCACATAATCGAGGCGTGCACATCTGAAGAATGTCCATGTTTTGAGTGCCATATCGATACTGGATATTCGGAGGCTCAATATGGGGATAGTTGCAATCTTGGTGTAAAGTTTGGGTATCCACACTCAAAAGAATTTCCGGAAGATTGCCCCCTTGAGGAATATTTAAATAAGTAACTATCAAACATATTACTTAATATATGAGGCTCGCAATCCGTAAAATCATAAGGCAGATCAAGCGGCATGAGTTCGGCAAGACCGCACCGGTTACCATCACATCCCCAGATCCGGGATTCCGCCGGCGTGCACATGCGCCAATGTGCGTGCGGTAAACCCCCCTTTTTAGATAATAATAAATACAAATAATAACTATTGTTACCTATGGCAGAAAAACAGGGAGAGATCCCAATCTGTCCGAGCTGTAAAAGGAAAACAATCTATTTCCGAAAAGATGGTTCGGTGAGATGCAGAGCATGTGGATATGATGGCGCAATGGAGATGAAGAAATGATGGCAAAATCATTACAATCTGATCAGAGGGTGTGTTTTGGTGGAACTATGGACAAGATCAAAGCGTATGGATGGGAACTCAAAGACTCCCCTGGGGAAATGAAATGGATCGACAAAACTCTCCTTAAAGTGGACCATACTTACCAGCGGAACCACAGTCAGAGCAAAGTATTAGCCCTCTCCTCAAAATGGTCATGGGTTGCATGTGGGACCATAGTTGTTGGACAACGTAAAGACCAGTATTATGTCATCGACGGCCAGCACAGGGTTCTTGCAGCAAAGAACAGATCAGACATCATTGATCTACCCTGCATTGTATTCACCACGAAGTCAATAGTTGAAGAGGCTGTTGGATTCAACAACTCGAATACGCAGAGACGGCAGATCTCTATATTCGCGTCGTATCGCGCGAAACTGGTTGCAAAAGACGAAGAGACCCTTTATCTTGCAAAAGTTCTTTCGGATCTTGGATTCCACGTCAACGATCATGCAGAACAACCTATGGATATTGCATGTATCGGGGCATGCTATTCTGCAATGCGAAATAACCGTATTCAGTTCGAGAGAACGATGAAAATGGTAAAAGAACTGTGTGCGAAAGATCCGGTATACGATCGTATCCTACAGGGCGTCTTTTACTTATCGTGCCATCTCTCAACGGACCTTGAAGACCGGAGATTACGAACCCGCATCCTTAAAACTGGGGTTTCAGATCTTCTTCGTGCCACAAAAACAGCATCCGCGTACTATTCAACGGGTGGAGCGAAGGTGTATGCAATGGGGATGCTCGAAGAGATCAATAAAGGATTGAAAAAAAAATTCACATTCAAAGAGGAATGAAATGAGCCGGTTACAGTGGTGTAGAGAACACATTGATCAGGTTGCAGAAGCGTGCGATCTCTCACGCACAACCGTTTTAGAGGTTAAAGAAGCGAGTAAATTTTGCGATTCAAATGTCGAATTTTCGACACTCCCTACGAGCGCAATCCTAACCCTAATCCGCGTTAAGGACGAGGATATAAAAGCCCGCGCCGTTTCGCTCGCACAAAATGCTCTAAATATATCCACTCCGACGGGGGGAAAGAAAAATAAGGGACTTACGGCGAAAGATATCAAGAAGATAATTGATATCGCATGTACTGAAATTAGAATGGAGCGACCCACAGAAAATCCCCACAATGCCCAACCAGAGCCAGAACCCGCACCAATCAAACCCATCGCTCTTCCAGCACCAATGGATGCCGGGAAACTGAACCGGGAACGTATGGAAGTGTTGGCAGTTGAACTGCTCTCACTATTCTCCCAATCGACACAAACGGCAGTTGCGGATATCATGCGGGAACATCCATCGTATAAAGTGAAAGATGTATTCTATTTCGGGATACAATCTTTGGTAGAGCAAAAGAAAAAATAAGCGTGGCGTTATAACGCCCCATTCCCTTTTATAACCCTTTCGCTCGCCAATATATTCAATGGCAGACGAAATAGCCATTTTTGAAAGCCCGATTGCTAATTTCCGGCTCATCGAAGCAGCAAAGCCGGACGCTTCCGGGACGCTCATCGACGTTCACATTATCTCCCCTGTGTGGGGATCTTCGGGTTACTATTCTGAATCCGTCCTTAAGGCAGCGTGCCAAAACAACGTGTACCCCGAAGGGATGCACATGCACCTGGACCACCCGACCCGGGAAGCGGCAAAGAACCAGCCGGCCCGGACTATCAGCGGGGAATCCCCTCTTGCAGCGATCTTCACCGAAGCCGGCCACTATGAGGCGGGAGGATGGGATGGCCCGGGGGTCTATACTCAGGCCCGCGTGCTCCCCAAGTACGTTGAGGACATCAAAGCGATGGCGGGGCATATCGGGATCTCTCACTATGTTGATGGGGTCTCGGAAGATGGCACGGCACCGGACGGCAGGAAAGGCCCCATTATCAAGGAACTTAAAGCCAGTCCCTTAAACACCGTGGACTTTGTGACCGTACCCGGGGCAGCCGGGCATTATCGTACGATGTTCGGGGAGATGAAGGTCCGGAACGATCCGAACCCGAACAACCAGAGGAATACTATGGCAGAAGGCAACAAACAGGAAACCCTCACGCTTTCGGAGATCCGCACAGCGCACCCGGAAGTAGTCACTGAACTGAAAGACCAGCTCAGGGAAGAGATGAAAGCCGAGATCGCCAGCAAGGACCAGTCCCAGAAACTGACCGAAGCGGCAACTAAGATCAAGGCTCTTGAAACTGAGAACAAAACGCTGAAGGAAAAGATCGCTGATAAGGCAGCCCGTGAATATGTGGCAGCCGAGATCGTTAAGGCGAAACTCCCCGAAGCGTCCGGCAAAATCCTCACGGAACAGCTCGTGAAACTCGTGATTCTCACTGAAGATGGATCAGTTGACGCCCCGGCATTCGGCGCTATTGTCAACACCGCGATTGAGACAAAGAAGGCAGAGATCGCCGATGTCCTGAAGGAGAATAAAGCAGGTATCACCGGCAACGGAGCAGGCGCACCCCCGGCAGGGGATGGAAAGGCACTCTCTGAATCATTCACCGAGGCATACATCCGCATGGGAAAGACCCCGGAACAGGCAAAGCGGCTGGCTGAAAGCGCAGTTGCAGGAAGGTAAATCATGACAGAATATCCAATCACCAGCCCGACCAGAACGGCGGGAGAGGCAGCAAGCGGTGTCGGAGAGGGGCACGTTCTTCAGGTCGTTGAATCTGAGATCACCCACCCATACCGCACAAGTGGATTCGTCAACGTTGGCGATCCGGTACTGCACGGGAAGAACATTGTCGGACGGGCGAACGCAACCGCAACCGCCGCAACTGACAAGGTATCGATCGAGACTGAAGGGATCTTCTACTTCTACGTGCTCGGCTCGGTATCGGACGGAACCACGGACGGCATTGCAAAGGCCCTTTCATACGGGGATCCCGTGTTCATCAAGCGGACGCCCGGCAGCGATACCTATATCCTGTCAGGACAGCAGGACCCGGCAGCATGGCAGCCGTTCGGTAAGGTTCTCGGTGCGGTCTCCGCTCACCTCACGACCCCGACACTCGTAGCGGTCAAGATCGAACAGGCATCAGTACCCGAAGAGGGCCGGCTCCATTTCGGCAGCGGGTATGTGGCAGGCGCAACCACGGGCAACATGCTTCTGGAAGGGGATGCAGCGCTCCGTAAGAACCGGATGCTCGAAGCGTGTCTCGCACCGGCTACGATCCTTCTCGCAGGCGAACAGATCCACGGGTTCAATATCCGCGTTGTGGATAACCTCGTTTCAACAGGTGGGGAGATCACCGCCGGAGAACTGAAGGTCGTCCGTGATGAGGCAACCGATGCGACCGTATCAAGCATGACCGGTCTGAAGATCGACACCGACAACAAGAACGGTGGTATCGCCCCGTTCGTCCGTGGCCTGGACATCAAGATGGAAGGCGCACCCGGTGCAACTCCTGCAGTAAGATCCGCGATCCACGTGGGATCGTCCGGCACAGCCGGCACCCTTGAATCGCTCCTTGAATTGGATGCGTTCACCAATTGCGGAGGCTCTGCAAGTGACACGCTCACAGTACCAAGCGGAACTATCGCGGTGAACGTCGCCGGTGTGATTCACTTCATCCAGCTCTACAGCACCTAAGGAGGGACAAGAAACATGGCAGAATTTATGGAAGTAATGGACAACTGGAACGGATACCAGTCAGCCCGCGTACAGAAGATGGATGAGGCTAAGCTGTCTCGCACCCTCGATCTCATCATCAACAAAGAACGACTTTCCAAGCGGATGCACGAAGCCCGCATGGAAGAGGCCGTGAGTACCAGTGATTTCCCGTATCTGTTCGGCAACATTATTGACCGGCAGCTCCTGGCAACATACAGGGAACCGGAAGACCCGCTCTACCGCTGGCAGGATTACGTGAAGATCGGCAGCGTCCCGGACTTCAACACCGTGAGACGCGAGAAGGTCAGCGGAAAGGATCCCCTGCTCCCGGAAGTTCCAGAGAAGGGCGAATACTTCGCGTACAAACCCTCAAATGCCCGGTATGAGTATTCCGTGAAGAAGCGCGGGCGCCGGTTCGACATCTCGTGGGAAGCGATCATAAACGACTCTCTCGGAGCGTTCAACGATATCCCGCAGGAAATGGCGTTTGCCGCAAAGGATACCGAGGCATACGTTGCGACCTCACAGTTTGCAGCGGCTTCCGGTGACGGCAATGCGTCCCTGTATGGTGCAACAATCACCGATGACGGACAGGCAATCACCAACCTCGGCAGCCTCCCGCTCACCATCGCCAACCTTGAAGCGACCATTGCGCTGATGAAGAAGCAGACCAACCCCCAGGGCAAAGCAATGCGGATCCGGCCAAAGTTCCTTGTAGTGCCCCCGGCCCTGGAACTCACCGCGAAGTCGATCCTCACCAGCACGACAGTAGCGTATGCAGCAACCGCAGCAACAGCGGTCCCGCTCCCGACAAACAACGTCCTGACCCAGTCCGGGCTCCAGCTCCGCGTCAACGAGTGGCTGCCCTACATCGACACCACGCACGGCGATACCGCCTGGTATCTGTTCGCAGATCCGAACTATGGCGCGGCAGTTGAGGTCGGATACCTCCGTGGTCAGGAAACCCCCGAAGTCTGCATGAAAGCATCAAACAAGATGCTTATCGGCGGCGGAGCAGGTGGCGTAATGTCCGGAGACTTCGAGACCGACAACATCGCGTACCGTGTCCGGGACGTCATCGGCGGAACCCCGCTTGATCCCCGGTTCACGTACCTCCAGAGCGGAGCCTAATCTTCATCCCTTTTTGATGGAGGGATGAGAGATGGTAGGTACTTACAGCGTCAAAAACTATTCCGGTAGAACGGCAATAGCAGACGCCACAACGTTTATTGAATCGCT